GACAACGCCAGGGAACGCACTGAATAACGAAATAATGGCACTTCTGAACTTAACCGGCAAGGTCTCGATTATGTGGCGACAAAATAGCCGCAAGTTGAAATTAGGCGGTCACTTGTATACTTTCGGCTATACTGGATGCGGTGATATCTGCGGAATGTTCAAAGGCGGTCGACACTTTCAGTTTGAAGGTAAGGCGGGAAATGATCGAGCGAGTCAGGCGCAAATTGATAACGCACGGCAGATAAACGATGACGGCGGACTTGCGGCAATTATTCACGACATAGATGAGCTACGCGATTTGTTAATAGAAGAGGGGTATTTGAAATGAAAAAAGAAAGAAATTTATTTAGGTGTAAAACGTGTGCTACAAAAGATGAATATGAAAAACCTGCATTTATGGATCATCTAAAAACCGTTCATGATGTTGCTGAAAATGAGTCATTCAAGAGATCTATGCTTATCCACATGGACGGCAAGGATTTCTTTGAAACGCAATACTTATGGGAACATGAAAAAGTTTCTTTTATTCAATGTATTACTTGTGAACGCGATAAAGATGATCCTATGAGGCACGCATGAAAAAAGCTTTCAAGCGTTTTAACGCCGCGATTCATGACGATGTCCTTGTCGGCGTTGTTTCCCTTCTTGCGCTCTCGACTGTTGACCTTACTTCTATCATTGTTTTCTTCCTTTCGATCTCCGTCGATGCCTTAACAAGTGCGCAGTTCATCGCACTTGGTGCTGTCGCCGTTCTTTTCAAAGTACGGGCACGAGCGAAGCGGCAAAATATTGCATGGTTTTTTTGGGCGTTGATTACCTTTTTCGGTGGTTTCATGTTTATGATGAATACTGTCATTATTCAAGGTGATGATAAAAAACCGGATTACGTGACACGTGCGGAAAGTGATTACAACACGGCGAAACAGAAAGTTGACGATTTACTTTTCGACCAGAGCGCGTACAGAGAAAAGAATCAGCGCACCCTTGCATCTTCGATGGACGTGAGTATTTCACAGGCGCGTGAAGCTGAAACGGAATTGAATAATGCCCTTGTTGCGTCAGAAGGTAGATGGAAAAATGAGCCGGTAAAGAAGATCCGCGCGGTAGAAGTTTTTGCACGCATTCCCTACATAATCGCTAACCCGAGTTCAGGCGTTATTATCGCTGCTATTTTCTTCATGATTCTTTTCGCATGTATTGAACTTTCTATTTTCTCGATTGCGGGCGAAATTGGTAAACCGATTGTGAAAGTGGAAAAAGTGAAACGTGAGAAAATAAAGCCGTCAGTAATAACTGAATCATTCGAGGATATTTCTGATGGAGAATATACGATGTCAGCGGAATACCCTGATGGTTCAGTTAGACTTCCAGAACAAGTAGCGAGAACTTTGAATATCACTGTTGAAGAAGCTGAAGGATTACACGCGAAGCTTTACGCGGGATACATTTATCGAGACGGGAAGTACGTGAAGATTGGAGGAAACAAATGATTAAGTACAAAGATTTTCAAGGAACTATTTATATCCATACAGGATGCAAAGATTGCGAAATACAATGTTGCAAGAAGTTGTATATGGGCATCGTTCGCACCGCCTGTTATAATCTGACCAGTTCAACGCATTGGAGACAATCGACGCCTTCGAGAATAAAACTGTTTATCAAACACTTCGCGATTTACGGAATACCGCATTATAAAGAGGAATTGAAAAGGGCGATAAAGAAGATTGGAGGTGGGAAATGAATGAAACGTTAAAAAGAATAATTGATTCGCCTGATGATTTTTTATTTACCGCAAAGTACTTGCGTGAAACTCTCAAGGATATAGAAATAAAACCGAATAGTCAAATTACGGCAAGCATGATTCTTTCAAAATGCCTTGAGATATATGACGGTGATATGATAAACGAAATCGCGGGAATAATTTCAGAATACGCTGAAGCATATCACGTTAAAAAAAGCGCGGAGAGATGGACCCCAATATCAGCCGGAACGCCTTCCGATGGAGAATACATAGTTATGGTTGAAAATGATCGAGATGAAGTTTTTACAACTTGTAGTTTTTGTGAAGACGGTAATTTTGACGATATACGATCTGACATAAAGGTATTAAAATATCAAGAACTTCCCGAGGTTATAAAATGAGCCGTACCTTTCAATTTACCGTCAGTGACGACATAGGCGCTGAAATAGAACAGTACGTATGGGGTAAATACGGGACGACGGCACCGAAAGCGTTAGGGCAGATGGTACTTGCTCAGATGAGTAAAAACGGCATTACTCAGCAACAATATAACCGGATAGTGAAAAGATACGGCGAACGCACTACGATCTCACTGGAGACCCTTAGCGTTACCGCTAAAGAGTAATAAACGCTTGACCTGAAAGATACTTCGCAGTATACTAAGTGAATCAATGAGTAAGGAGTGAAAATTGAATGATTTGACGTATGATTCCTATTTGCCCGCGTGCAGGCGCGACTTGAGGACGAAGGGCATGAGGTGATTTCTCCGTTGATTCTTCCAGAAGGTCTTGCACAAAAGGAGTACCTTCACGTTGACTTTGCGCTGATAGACATTTGTGAAGGCGTGTATTTCATGAGTGATTGGAAAATGAGTCAAGGCGCGAATGCAGAATGGCATCACGCGATGAGGGAAGGAAAGAAGATATTATACGAGGAAGGCGGGAAGTTAGGCTGAACAGTCTAATATATGTTATGTCGATGCTATACCAGATAACAAGTTATCTGGATACACCACGGGAGGATGAAAAAGAATGGCACTGCAAGGGTATACTGTTATTAAAACAGACAGAAAAACAGTAACGCCATTTATCGAAAAATGGCATTATAGTCATGGAATAAACGGCTGTATTGCAGATTTTTGCTATGTATTACTTAATCCTTCAGGTGAAATTGTAGGCGCTATGTTTTATGGAAGAATGGCTATGGCTAATCAATGGAAACGATTTTCAGATATAGAAAATAATGTCATTGAACTTCGTCGTCTTTGTTGTATAGATGATACTCCAAGAAATGCAGAATCCTTTTTTATTGGAAGATCGTTAAAACTGTTAAAATCAGAATGGTTAGGAAGCATTGTTGTATCTTATGCTGATAAAGAACACGGACATCAAGGGACTATTTACAAGGCAAGTAATTTTAGACAGCTTGAAAATATTAAAGGGGCTAATGTTATTATTTATCAGGGTAAACAATACCACGATAAAACAATACGCACAAAGTATAACGGAGTTCTAAAACCTTTTGCCAAAAGAATTAAAGATGCTTTAGAATCCGGTGAGGCTGTTTATAAAAAGACTGCTGGAAAATGTACTTATGTTTATGAACTAAGACACATAACAACTGCTTCAACCTGACGCAGTAGCGCAGGTTAAGCAAATGTTCTACGGACGTTTTAGCCATATAAGCACGGGGCGCTTATACGGACACACGCCAAGCCCCATTGGAGATTAACGTGAAAGAATTATTGCCTTGTCCGTTTTGCGGAGGTAAGCCGGAAGTTAAGTACATCGGGAACGAGTTTACGCCGAAACGGTTTATCGAAATTAAATGCACGAAGTGTTTCGCAAAACGAAAAGATGGCGCTATCCGTTTCGGCATGGATTGGCTTGAAAACATAGCTGCCGAAGGTTGGAACCGTAGGCACAATGGGGCGTAGAACAACTGCTTCAACCTGACTCGCGATTAGAACGGCAACTTTCCTAACAGTTTCAACACCGTCCCTACTATCGCAAGTACGATAATACTGCCGAGAATAATTACCCACTTCCAGAGTGACTTATTTTCGGCGGTCTTTTTTTTATCATCGACTAGAATCACGTTCGCCTTTTTGTTGTCATCGACGTGCGAAGTTTTCAATTCAGTAACTTCCGTTTTCGCTTCGGTCGAATGTTTCACGATTACGGCCGTCGCTTGTTTCAAAATGACTACCTGACTTTCGGTCAACGTGTCTCCTGTCTTGATGTCTTTTGTCGCCGTGTCAAGAGTTTCAGCCGCTCCTGATATTGCATCAATGTGAGTTTCGATTGCCGTGATATGCGCATCAGTTTCGGGAGTAGTAAACGACTGCGGAAGGGACTGACACCCTGAAAAGATAAGTGCGGAAATTATAAGTAAAAAAAAGCGTTTCATAGTGTCACCCCTCCGTTGGTTTACTGTTTCTGTTCGACGGTATTGACAACCGTAGTTACCGCGTTAACAATGGGATTATCAACCGGTATGTTTCCTATTTTAGAATCAGAGTTTGCAGCGATTCCCAGGATAACCACACCGAAGCCGATGAACCCACCGGCAACTACCCATATCGACATATCCGGCTTATTCACAAACGGATAAACGACGCCGGATCCAATGAGGATATTTCCCCAGAAACGTTTTTCGTCTACCATTCCGCGAATGTCGGTAAACAGATCGAAAAAGAACTTCTTAATTGCTTTCCACATATCAAACCCTCTTTGCCATTAAGCCGGTCGAGCTATTTTACAAACACAATAAAAATTGCACCGAGTCCAGAGCCTAAAACTCCGATAGAAGAAACAAGCGCAATAATTTTTCCGGTAGTCCACTTACGGCGTGCGGACATTGCAATGAGCTTACTCATGTTCGCGTTTAGTTCAGAATCGCGCTTACTCTGCTTTTCTTCAAACGCTTCTTGCCATTCCTTGACAGATGCAAACCCTGCTTTAGTCGATTCTTCCAAGCGGGCAACACTCAGTTTTATTTCAGCCATTTTGTCCGTTTTTTCCCTATCAAGGTTATAGAGCTGATTTTGCCCTGCTTTTAATCCGTTAAGATTATCCAATAATAAGTCATGTGCGTCACATATTCCTGAACTTGGCATTTTTACGATTTCCCTTTTATCTGGATTCCCGTACCGCGCCAAAGATTCGATATGAAAAACCCTGCAGGGTAACGGTTGTTTTTTCCTGATTTCGTTTTGTCGTAAGTGCCGGAAGTTCTATCGCCATAAGGATCGTGAATGATGATTTCCTTGACGGATGAAAGAATGATTTCACTCGGATGCAAAGGCGTTGATTCATCGTCTGACGTGAAACCGATGATAGTTACGACGTGACCGGCTTTCGTGAGCCATGTTGAAGCGATGAAAGGAATACCGACAGTAATGCCGAAAAGTGCTTCGGTTATATCCCAATTCCAACGCGGGCCGATTACAGGTTTCGGTCCAGGGAGAAAGTGACCATTGATAGCCATTCGAATACTGTCCCAATTTTCAGGTGAATCGACTCCGTACGTTGTTTCCATCATTGAAGTCAGATTATCTTCAGGCTGCTTGTATCCACCGGTCGGCAACGGATAACCTTGTATATCGAGTCCGCAAATAGTTGACGTCGGCTTGCAGCGGATAGCAGGATGAATGATATTGTTATTTTGGGAAAAGTAATGAAGTGAAGACGGGTCAAGATTCCACTCGCGCATAATACGCCCTTTCACTCCTGAAAGAATACTATAACGAAAATAGACATTTGTAAAGTGATAAGGGAATAAAAAAGCGCAAGCGGTTAAACTTGCGCTGATAAAGTTATTCGGTAGGCTCGGTGTAGATTTGACCAGATACTACGCGCCACGGGGAATCTTCGGGGACAAGGCCGACACATCGAAGATCAGAATAAAACGAAGCAACGCGCATGGCAAAGTAATCGTCAATAGTAGGATATCCCAAACTCGGGCCGGTCCCGTTTAGTGCGTCCCATTCTTCGTCGCAATGAACTTCATATTTGAAACCATTATAAACAACAATTTTAGTTGTTTTATCTGATACCATATAAACCGAATATTTTTCATGTCTAGTCCGAGTATCAACAGGGACAACGACAACCGGAACGGTTTCAGGTACTTTGTCCACGAAAAGAACGCCGCCCTGTGTTGCTGCGTCTTGCTCAAAAACTTGTTTGTTTTGTGCGTAATACGATCGTTCCATTCCGAGTACCTGAATTAGAATTACATAATAACCATCAACCGCTTTTGCGATATACACGTCAACCAACGGCGATTTTTCAATCGGAGTATCTTCAATTAAAACTACCAGTTGATCGTCATTTATTTCTTCGTTAAGAGCATTGACGATGTTTTCAAGATCGATCGCAGATATTTCGGCGCTAGCTGCTCGGCTTGCATTTTTCGCCGTCAGATATGAAAGCGAACATGCATTCCAGCATGAGTTTTTAACATACCGAATGCCGTCCGTTGTTTTGATCGCCGTCGATTCATTCGTGACGGAATTTTCTTTTTCCGTGTTCGTCGCCTGCTGGCACCCGACGAAAAACAAGGCGATAATCGCAATCAAAAAAATCTTTTTCATTCTGATTTCTCCTCGGCCTCTTTCGGCCACTCGAACGCGGTTTCGCCGCAATAGACTTTCCAGTCCCCGCCACGGCATCGGCATTCACCGTCAAAACGCTTTTTTTCGTAATCGACAAGCGAATCGTTTGCCATGTATTCGTCACCTTTAGCGATAGTTACTTCGTCGCTGACGACCGCGCCGTCTTTAATCTCTTCTGCGTATTCGACCACGTGCGCCGATTCGCTGTAAATACAAATGTACGTCATCGTTTCCTCCTGCTTTTATTGTACTGCATAATAATAAAAAAATCAATTTTTAATCGATTTTTTAACCAATTAACGAAAATTACGTCCAGTTTGTCGCGTTTACTACCGCAAGATGCGTATAGACCGCCATACCAGCCGTGCGCGGATCGGTTGTTTTTCCGGTTCGAGGCGTTCCGTTTGTACCGTCAGTAATAGGCGAACCGGTAGTAGCTGGTCCCTGATACCCAGTGCCACCAGATGTAAATCCACCATTTGGACCAAGCCCAATAAAACCAGTTGATGGACTTAATGGTCCATGATAGTGCCCTTCTCCCCTATCCATCCGTCTACCGCCGACCACGACCTCACCCGTAACGTCTCCCGCCGCAACCAGCGCCTCACCGGAAAGACGCCGGAGCCTGGAAGAAGTTGTCGAACCCGCGATACGTCCAGGATAAACCGCGACCGTGACCGTTCCGTTTGCTGGTGACGTGGCCAAGGTTATCGTGCGGCTTAAAAAAACACACCCTGTCACCGCGTAATTGACCCCAGCGATGGTTACGGAAAGCTGAGCTGTCCCGGTAAAGAGCCCGCCAAGCGAACCATAATTCGCCGCTTCACTTGACGCAAACCACCGCGCAACATAGACCTGTTCGATAATCCAGTTTAACAGTTTATCAACATCTGTACTTGATCCAAACGTGATAACTCCTGCCGCGAGCGTTCCGGTAAAATCTGAAATCCCGTTAAACGTTAATTTTTCCGCATTCAGTGCGTCAATTACCCACTGCGGAACCTGGCTAGTCGAAATATCATGATCTGCGTCATGCCGTGCAATATACGGTGCATACTTCGCGCCTGTAGGATTTGCCGAAGTTCTCGATGCTGAAATTGCTGTCGGCGTAAGTGAAATACTTCCTATCAGATTCATACCAACAGGTAACGCCGTTGCTATGTTCACCCGTTCCGCGAGAAACGCATCAGTACCGTCATACGTCATTCCCAAAAGAGCGCACTGAGTCATGAGATAACCAGCGGGACCAATCGGGTAACGTTGCGTGATCGTAAGCGTTGACGTGCCATTTCCGATAAAACTTGCAAGCAGAACGTCGTAATCAGTCGGCGCAGTTGCGTTCACAATTATCTCGAAACTTTCTTCGATGCTGTACGCATAAGTTCCGGCCGCATTCGTTCGCGTTCTCGACTGTGCGGTTATTTCCTTATAGCGGAGTTTCACGTAGTTGACCGTCGTTCCGTCCAGCGTTCCGGTAGTAATTGAAAAATCAGTTTGTGCCGTGCTTCTCGCCGTCTGTACGATCTGATCGGTTTTACTCACTGGAGGAACTGCCCATGTAGCAGAGTCATCAGTAACGGTAACGTCGAATGCGCACAAGCCTTTTGCCGCGCTTATGTTTATCTGATTGTACCCCGTTCCTTTCGTGACAATGCCGCCTGAAAGAAGCGCAGAGTTTACGCCGAAACTGTCTAGCATCATGCGTCCGGCAAGTCCTTCGAGATATCGGTTGTCACGGCCTAAGTCTTGCGCGTAATATCTGTCGTTCGAACCGATTGGTACGAACTTTGTACCGATGGTTGCGTATTGATGATTAAAATGTCGTTTGTGCATTTAATGTCTCCTTTTTATTCTGTAGTGTAAAAATAAACATAACCCGCGTCTGTTGGCATTCCGATAGAAGGATACAAAACGCGATATCTAAATCCTGTTATTGCTTGAGTTGATTGGTTTATTTTTAATCCTGTTATCCAAACATTAGATCCTGTCCCTATAACCCCGGCGCTAGTGCTGATATAACGCTTTACATTTTCTGGTGTTTCTATATCAGAAGTTCCATCAAATATAACTCCGTCAATGTTTCGAGCGTTCATCAGCTTCGTTGCTGTTACCGAGTTACCTGTACAAGTTCCTGCCGACGTTGCGCTTATTGCGCTTTCCGCATTATCCGCGCTCGACGCTTTCAACACTTTCGCAGTTGCCGTATTCTGCGTAATAGTCAAGGTACTCGTTCCGTTTCCGACAAGCGTCGCAAGCAACACGTCTTTCGCCGTAACTGTTGACGTATCGCATACAATCGCGTAACTGTCTTCTACGGCATAAGAATACGTCGTTTCTCCGTATTTCCGTGTCCGCGTCTTCACGTTATTTTCAAGGTATCTTAGTTTCAAATAATTAGGCGTTGAACCGTCAAAAACCATCGACGTGGCCGAAAGGTCGAAGTTAGTTAATGCGGGACTTCGGGCAGTGATTGCTATCTGCCTTGTTTCAAAAAGCGCGGGAATACTCCATGTCTGATCGTCTGCCGGTACTTCTACGTCAAAATCGCAGAAACCGACTGCCGCCGTAATGTTCGCCGTTGTCACGCTCGAGCCTTGCGTAACCAGGCCGCCCGAAACGAGAACAGAAGTTACTCCCAGAAGGTCAAGCATAGCGCGCGCGGCAAGTTGTTCGTTGTAGCGCATGTCGCGGACCCAATCAGCGGAGTAATACCGGTCTTGAGTAACGGACGGAACTTTCGTTGCACCGTACACGTAAAACTGTCTGTTATGTTTTCTCGAATGTCTCGCCATGATGATCCCCTTTTATCCTATGATTCCGCTTGCATACGGAACAAACTGACCCGCTGACATATAACCTAAATATATTTTGTAGTAACACGGGACTAAATCAGTCAAGTCACGAACGAGGGCAAGAACTTGCGCATCAGTGTAGAACGCATTGTCAATATCGATTGCAATAATCCCTTTAATCCGGAAGTCAACATAGGGACTTGTCGTCGTTGTCGTCTCTGTTCCGTCGCCTAACATACGAACGCCGTAAGTTGCGGAGTCGTCAATTCCACCAAAGACGAAAGAATCTGCATCTTCCGTTATACCGACAAATACCGCCTGATCTGTGCCGAGTCCTATCGTGTCAGTTTCCGTTATGATTTCACCCGCGCCACCGACGAGCGATATACCGTAATCTGCTGCAAGATCCTCACCGCCAAGAATTGACCAAAGATAGCCCGCGGGTTCATCTCCTGTTGCGCATAAAATCCAGTCATCAATTCCCTGTTTAGAAACGAGCTTTGAATCTCCACCAACGCGGGAATCAATTGCTACCTTGACCGAGTAAAGCCATGTTCCGCGCAGTTTCAGATTCTTGATTGCGTTCGATATTTTACGCCTTTTCATCGACTCGCTATCTTCGTCACGTAATCCGGCAGCGAGCCAATCACCGAACGCTCCCAGGCAAGAAACAGGGCAACGAGCAGGATCTTTCAGCCGCTCAAGATTTACTGCATCATTCAACCATCTTAGATATTCCGCGTCGAGAAAATCAGTGAGCGCAATAATATCTTCATCACCTCGGAACGCACTCGGGAAACTGTCTATTGACGGAATCGGTAATAGATTCTGCATCAGACTATCTCCGTAAGCGTCAAACTTCCATATGTCGTGATTTGATCGGCAAGGTTCGTAATCGGGAATGTCGGGCTTGAAAAGGTGAAATAATCAATGCCGTCAACATACGCACGAACGAACGCCTTTGCATCGTCATCCCGAAGTGTGAAACCGAATTGAGCTGCGCCGAACTTGTAGAGTCCGTCTAGTAATTGCTGAACTTGTGTATAATCGCCTGAATCGAATGATTCGCCGTATACCGTGTTTATTCTCGTAAGAGCTGACGCAATTCCTTCCGACTTATAAAGGTCAATTATTTCCTGCCCCGTTTCTGCAAGAATCAATTTCCAGGCTAATCGGAAAAACGGTAACACGTTCGCGAACGTATAACCGGAAAGCATCTTTGCCGCTGATACCACATTGTACGCGGTAATCGTTGCGTCAACTACGCGAATATCAATGCCACTCAAAAGCGAACGGTCAATAAGATACGTTTGCAGTCCAGACTTTGTTACCGAGTTTGGATTTCCGCCGCCCGTTGCAATAGCCACGACTTCAGCGGATAACACGCCGTATGCGTTCGGGATAACTTTCACTAATGACAATCCGCCGTAACCGATTGAAAGAGTTTCACCGTCCGATGTCGTTACAAAACGGTCAAGGCTTTTCAATGCACCAGATGAGGTGTTTTTTGCCGTCTCGATTGACTGACGATCTGACCCACCGGTAAATGAAGTTCCGTTAGCACAACCTGAAATATTCGCGTCACTTCCAGCATAAACGGAAATTGAATTGAGCGTTGCAATGTTTGAGTCAGCTCCGCCTCCGATTGCGTAGCTGACAATTACGTCAAAATTTCCGGGGATTGAACCGCACGTATTATTTCCAAACCGGATAAATGCACTACCGTCTGTATTGTAAATGAGTTGATAGGCTGAATCATAACTGGTTGAAGTTGCAAGCGTATCAACGAGCGTCCAGACAATCCCGTTGATTGTAACAACTACCGTATCATCGAGAATGTTAAAATCAGGAAGAGTGAACTCTTGCCAGTCGCTTATTCCGTCAGACGTTCCAATGGTTATGTTTTCTTTCAGTTCTTGCTGATATGAGGTAACACGGCCTGAAAAAAGCGTAATCGTAAGATTTCCAGAACCGCCTGAAATAGTCACAACCGTTCCAGCGAAAGCATCGGCAAGAGTGAGCGCAAGCTTTATGTGAGTCGCGTCAATTCTGATAACGTAATAATCACGCGTTGAAGCAAGTCCTGTCGGAAGTGTTCCCGAAGTTGACAGGCGTACTTTCTCGCCAGTCATAAAATCACGCGCAACCAGAATTGCATTACTCGACGGGGGGTTTGTGGTTATGTCTACGACTTCCGTAACGAGTGGAAAAACTGATTGCGTACGGGCTTCAAAACGGCGGGCACTGATTGCTACCGTTCCTTTTGTAGTAGCGGATAAATCAGCGCGTGAAATAGTAAGCGGAAAACTGGACGTTGATGGAAAGTAGAAAAGCATCGTACCAATTGAAGTTGTTGCTTCCGGCATCTCGTAACCGATAAGGCGCGTAAGTTCCTTGACCGCTTGCCGTGTGAATGCCGTGCCGAGGTAGGAATTGTTTGCCTGCGCGTTATTTATCATGGAACAGACGTCACCGACTCCGGCAACTTGTTTCTTGAAAAAGTCCGGTTTATCTGCAAGATTTCCGATACTGTTTATGTCATTGAGTATTGTCTGGAATGTTCGAGATGCGTACTTTATCGGGCTTGCCATTTCATCCTCTCTACGTCATCACGACGTTGAATTACTGTCACGATACAAGCAAAAAGCTAAACCGTCAAGGGAACTTGTACAATTCCTGGCGATTGATAATCAAAGAAGGGAATATACAATATCTGGACGTCCGCTTCTCCGCGCCGCTGGTTGATCTTTATCGCTGACTGACTGGTTACAACTCGCCGGTCACGTGAGCCGTTCGTTCCGGTCGACACTTCACGGTTCCGTTGCGCTATCCATGCGGCTATATCGTACTTCATGTTTACCTCGAGGGATAAACCGCCTGCCGTATTCTCATATCCGGGAACTCCTGCACCGAATTGTCGATTATAGAATAGAGAACGCTTCGACTGCATAACGCCTTGCACAAGGTCAGACTCGATTTCCTTTCGTTCGTCAACTTGTCCGTAGAAAAAAAAGTAATCGCCGTCTAAGTTCATTTCATCCTCCAGTCTTTACGGTAGTCGTTGCCGCGCTTGCGATATTCAAACTCATTGGAGAAGTCGGCGGAGACGGGGAGCCAACAGCCGCCGTTGGATGCGTATGTAAATTGAGCGCGGTAATAAACGTCTGCAACGCTGTATTCAATTCTGAGTGCGTTACAAACTTCTTTCCGTTCCCGTTCAACTCAATAGCGTCGCATGTTACGATTATCTTTGCCGGTCCTGTTATCGACAGTTCTTTCGATTCATCATCATATACAATAACGGTTGTACCGTCATCAAAAAGAACATTCTTTTCAACGCCGGTATAGCTTCCGGGTGTGCTTCCGGTTATCGCTGCCGTTCTTGAACGATAACGAGGTCGTGTCATATTTCCAGCAATGAAATAAACGACTACCCAATCATCGACTTTCGGAACAATACAACCACGTCCAAAGTATTCAGGGTCTACCCATGGTGATTCTGTCGGGAGCATCCATCCAAGTTCCGGTATGGATATTCTCACTCGACCTTTTTTCAGTTCATCGTTTGTATCGAGTACCTTACCTTCGTACTCTTTCACGTATCGCGTTTCGTCCGCGATTATTTGAAGGATTTCCCCGTATTCGTCATTTCGTCTATTACTCATAACTTTTCACCTGTCGGACTGAATGCGTAAGCGTCTGAAATAGAAACGTCGGTAAAATATCCGGCAGTTGTCAAATTGTGTTCTGCTTTTCTAATCCACCATGTTCGATCACTTGCGCCGATTCGAGAAGGAAAACCGGCTCCAAACGTCGCTATCATTGCCGCTGTTACATTAGGATCGCCCATGAGTTTCGCGTCAACGGTTAAGCCAGAACCTTGCGGCGCAGTTGTCGTTGTATCGGCAATGAAGTATTGTTTCACTTGTTCAAACGTTTGCCTTGAAAGAAAATCAGCCAATAGACTTGCCTTTGATGTTAAATCAGGTTGTTGATTAAACGCTTTTTCTACGGCTTTTTCGTCAAGCCTCCAGTATGTAACAGTTTCATCCTTGACGTTATATGTCATCATCTGTACTTTTCCGTCGGATTCATAAACTTGCACACCTTGACCCGTCGCCGAATCCATCGAATGATCTTGCCATGAGTATTCAAGTACATTCGCTTTTCCAGATAAAACAACATCGACAGACTTCCCGTTTACTTCTTTATATCCTAAATCAGCTCCTCCGTATTCCAAAAATCTTGAGGTTTCGCCCGTCATGAGTTTCACAAAGTTGGACGTTTTCAGTTTCGCATAATCGACGAAACAAGCTATTTGATTTCCTTGTTTATCACGTCCGATACGAAACGCCGCGCGCCATTCATCAGCATATTTCACAAGGAATCTAAAGTCAGATTCATTTTGACATACCTTAGTGCCGGAAGTAATCGCTTCACTGCCACGCGCGAAATTGATTTCAGGATTCAATACGCCACAACGGCGCATAGCATCGGCTATCACGTCTGCCTTCGTTCCTGTTTCGTACCACTTCACCATTTCACTTCCGCGAGATTGAAGCGCCATGAATGAGCAGTTAAACGTGATACGCCCGCCGCCATCGCCACCGCCGGAAGGTGAGTTGACCATGACTTCGATAGGACTACGTGAAGCCGCTGTAGATTGCCCCATTCGAGTTCCCCACGAGATTTTAAGTTTCACGCCAGGACGCAAAATGTATGAATAGATATTGTTTCGGTCAAGAAGTTGAAGCGTGCCTGAATCCATCTTTGCCATTTCTTCCGTGACATTGAGGCTCATAACGTCTTCGGTTTTCACCAAGTCTGTTTTAACGTCCGATGATTCAACCTTGAACCAAGAACCGTCATGATTATACAGTTCAAGGCTCACGTCGGTATCCTCAACGTTCGCAGTTTACCAAGATCGAAATGAGCGTCAACAAGTTCAACAATGTTTTCATCGAAAATCTTGTAAGCGCTTGATTCGCTTCCTTCGCCATAAATTGCATCGCGCGAGGCTATTTCGTCCAGAGACGACGAACCATCGCATTCGACTTTCATGAAAGACGTTGCTTTTTCAGTGACGGGAAGAATCTCTTTAACCGAAACGGTATTTCCATCTGCATCAGTGAAGGAAACATTGGCCGAATTATTGTATCTCAAAACGGATTTCCTCCCATGCGATTCTGCACGATTGCAAAAAGAGATTCAACGCCACCAAGCAGAGATGCTACGTTGCGGAACTGTTCTTCATATGCATATAGAGGGTGCGACTCATCAAGAGCCAATTCAATATCGACGACCGAATGCTGCGGAATACCGATAGCATTTACCATATTAGCGGTATGCTGAAAATCGCACTTCGTCACGTAATAGACTTGCGGAATACTTCCGGTGCCCCATGAGTACAGTACTTTCGGGTTAGCTGAAAACTGACCCCGTTGCGCCGCTTTACCAAGAAAGCCTTGAGCTTGATTGCGAAGAAGTTCAAACTGTTTTAATAGCATCATGTCGCCATCAACTGCGTTACGACGGCATATCGGAAGTGAGAAGCTGATTTTTCTATTCCCATTTCCACCCGTTGAGATAGGCTGAAAGTTACGTCCAGGGATAGGCGTTTCGGTAATGACGACGGCCTTGCTGTCCTTAATCGTTCCTTCTGGAATCGTCGCGCTCGTGATGAGTTGCTTATTGTAAAGGTCGTACATGAACCACGGAAGAGATGACGCAAAGTTCACTTTATCTACCCTCCGCAAGTCTGGCATTTGATACGTTGTTCCTGAATGAATAGGCGAGTCCAGAACCGAAGTTTCGACCAGCTTGTTCCGCGTTTCCTTCGGTGACAGATATATGAAACGGACCGATGTTGATAGTCTGGCCTTGCATTTTGTTTTTTCCATAACCTGAAAAATCTTTTGCGGCGAAAATGTTGTCATCAGGCGAAGTATGAATTACTCTACCGTCTTTCGTAACGATTCCGTCATCAATACTTACACCTGCTTGCGCCAATGTCGTTTGAGCGCTGTACAGTTTTTTCTGTGCTTCTCTGTCGTTTGGATGAGCTTTTACATACTGCTTTAAGTCTTCAATTTCTTTTCTGTATGCGGCTATTTTTTCTGCTTTTGATGTATCGAACGCACCGAATGCGGCGTTAAAGTTTTCTGATTGCCTTGCACCAAGCGCCATGTATTGATCTTTTACTTTTGAGAACTCTTTCGCCGCACCCGCAAAATCTCCAGAAAATAATTTCCCAATCGCACCTGCTGATGTTATGAGCATTGCCATTCCGGACGCAAGTTCGTCTATCACGCTTGATATTGCCGACAGCGCAATCATGAAAGCGCCACCAAGGAAAGTACCAAGAGATTTGAACGCTCCACGGACACCGTCAGAATCATCCATCCCGAGAACTCTCATCAGGCTGTTTAACGAGATGACAATGTTGTCAATCGGAGTCATTGCATCACGCATGGCAGGGACGAAACCTTCTGAAAAACCCTTAACGGCATTTTCTATAAATGTTCCAAGTATTCTAAATGTCTCCTTAAGATGATCCATAATAGTCATAAGGCTATGGCCTTGATTGTTTGTGTTAAGCCACTCTTTTCCGAGATTCACGAAAAAATCAATAATAGTTTTTCCCATGTCGATAATCCACTCGAACGCGGGCTTGAAGTCTGTCACTAATTGTTTCGCGAGCATACCCATAAATATGATGACGGCAGATATCTTAAACGATAACACGTTTAAAAACTCATCGAATGATTTGAAGTTAGTATTGAACGCCTTCTGAAATGCTTCGCCTACGGTTTTCACAAGTGACTTGAAAACTTCCCAAAGTATTTTTGCGACGACTACAACAGTACGGAAAATATTTGCAACGGTCGCACCCCATTTAACAAACTGAGCGCGATTGTCACGAACCCAGTCAAGCATCTTTTGCAAGAGCGGCATAACCTGTTGACGTAACGGCCACAAGAGATTTTTGAGGAATATATCTTTTGCAAGACCGAACGCTTGACCGACTTCGGGCATTTCTTTGAGAACTGCTCCAGCCGTTTTGAACGCAGCGATTAAACCGCCTACTTTCAAAATGAGGCCGTTCACTGATTTGTTGACTGCACCCGTAATCGTTGAACCGAACTTTTTAGCATTGCCTTCAATACGATCCATGCCCGCGCCGATTTTGTTTACGCCCGCGAGAAAAGGGGAGACGTCAAAGTTGAATACATTTTCATTCGCTGCCATTGTCTGTTCCCTCCTGTTTTTCTTCGGCTACTTTCCAAGCGAGAGTATATTGATCCCACGGCAAGCGTTCAAGCCATTCAGGAGATAAATGCACGGCTTTTGCAAGGCGTACACATTCAGCCGTCAGCATTGAACGATTAAAATCCAGCGCGTTTATTGCCCACGGGAGGGACGGTCTCGACGAGGGGCCTTCTTGCTGAGACCGGATGCGAAAAAACCATTCAGGTCAATCGGCGCGTCAAAGTGCGTTTTGCACTTCATGCAGATTCGTTCGCGCGTGACGTTGATCGAATAGCGTTTCATTTCCTCATTGAGCGTCGCCATGTCTTCTGCGTCCATCTTTTCAAAGAATCTCGTTCCGAATGCAGATTTCCAGGTAGCATCGCACGGTTTCCCGTTGATAGTCCTGAGTGCAGAACTATATAGCGCAAACTGCATACGCATTTCAGCATCGGGGCATTTCTGATGAGCGCGGATACACTGGTCGAGTGTCGGCCAATCCATGACGAACGATTCAACCGTTTCGATCACTTCGCCTGAATCACGCCGTTTCAATTCAACTGGATATTCAAGAGTAATAGCAATGCCCGCGCGCGGATCATCAAGTGTTTCAATGTCAAGCGCATACAGATGATCGGTATCATCAAACTCTATACCGTCCGTTTCTCCGCGTTCAGCTTTTACGATACTTCCGCATTTCGGGCACGCATACTCACCGGATATCGAATCGTCTTTTTTCGTTTCGGCCATTCC